CAAGGCATTGCCTCAAAACCTGTACCGCTTTTAAACAGTTCGTCTACAAGATCAGATTTCTTTCGGGTAACGTCACGGCGCTCCGATGTAGCTTTAAGCGACAATTGCTGGCGTTGACCTTTAGCCAAGACGTACTCACCAATCTGAGTGCAATATACTTCTGGTGGGATCTCAAAACCCATCTCCATGAGCCACATCACATCAAACTTAGCGTTGTGTGCTACGATCACATCAGCCTGCTTTAGAGCCTCACGCAGAGGCGCTGGGCTATCAGGGTTAGGTTTATCCTTGTGGTGAAATACCAGTGTTTGGACAGGCTCACCCAACCAGCAATAGTGTGCGGAAACACATCTGTTGTCTGGGTTGAAAGGTGAGTTGTCTATTTTGCCATCAAGTCTTTGTACCGTTGTTTCTAAATCCAGAATTAGTATCTTCTTCATTTCATCCGCCCGTAGAATTTTGTTGTTATTGTTGGGTCATGTCGGTCAAACAGATGCCAAGAACAGTTGTCCTTGCCTGTGGTGTTATCGAACCACTTGACCCGTCCCACGCTTACAATCCTGCGAAGCCGGGGTAGGAACTGCATTGCCTGTTTTGTGTGGACCCAATCGCTATCAAACAGGAGCCATGTAGGCCGCAGGTTTGAGAAGGTTTCGATCATCGGATGCAGGATCTTTCGATCCCAAGGTGGGTTCGTGATTATAACATCCGTGCGTCCCAGATGCGGCTCACTTAGATCCAGAGCATCCAGACACTCTATCTCAATGCTCATGGGATATATGTCATACGCTGCAGAGCATGTTAGACCTGCATCGATCAGCGTTTTGATTAAAGCACCATCACCTGCACAAGGCTCACAGAAAGACTGAACGTCTTGCAGGTGTGGTACTAGCGGTTTTACTGCCGCCGCCGGGGTCTTGTAGAAGTCCCGTGGCAGTCTTTCAAAATCAGATCTCTTACCCATTACAGCTTCCAGAGCTTGTTATGGTTTAGGATCATTTCCTGTAGGAGATCTATCTGACGATTGATAAGCTTCTGCTTGGTTTCGTTGTTAGCATCCCTACGCTTTTGGCTATCTTTCAATAGCTCTTCGTAAAATTCTCTTAGGTCATCTTCACTCAGCATAGCGTGATACCTCTGGTTCAATTTTGCAGTAAATGGCACCGTGAAAACCTGAGAGCTTGTTCTTGGATATGTACAAACAACGCTCAGTGTTCTGTTCATCGTCGCCGCCGCCAGCGGCTTTACCGATACCGATGATTACGTCTGCTTCCGCAGCCTTGCCCGTTTTGGAGCCTTCCAACATTGAGAAGTCGATGCGGGTCTTGCCCTCTGCATCAGCGGATGCCTGTGAAACCGCAATCACTGCACAGTCATGGCGTTTGGCTACCTCACGCAAACTGCGGTAAAGCTCACGGATACGCTCATGTGAAGAGTTATAGTTGCCAGCTATATGAACTTTATCAGCTTGATCTAAAATCAAAATATCGCATTTAACACGCTCACAGTAGGCGTTGATCTTATCAAGATCCCAATCCTGAGTGTCTTTGAAGATCAGCTTGTCCCTGATGCTCATGTAAACAGAATTGGCTAAGTCGGGGTTCTCTGCGATCTGCTCACGGGTCATGTTTGAACAAGCCTGAACAGCACGAAGCTTGGTACGCATGCTCTTTTCTTCATTGCCTAAGTAAAGAACCTTGGCCCCTTGGCTACAGAACCCGCCGGGTGCAGCGCAGATCGACACCATGAAGGCTGACTTACCCGTTTCTGGTCTAGCCGCTACAATAGCAAAGTCACCGCCACCAAGGCCGTACAAGTGGCGAGACAGGGTAGAGATATTGAATGCGAACTTATTATCGTCAGAAACTTCTGCCAGAAGCTCATAGATGTCATCAGTGATGTCTTCACCAAAATCATCTGGCATGTAGCTATCTGAGATGCGCTCTAGGAGCGTCTGTAAGCGGCGTAGGGCGCTGGGATCACCCTCAGACATGTTGATGCCCAAATTAGCCACCTCACGCCCTATGTCCTTACGCCAGAGGTTGTTGATTACATCAGATGCAATGTCAGAGCTTATAGCTTCTGCATGCTTGATCTGGTCTACAACATCACGGACTTCGTGGATCTCAGCGGATGTAGCCACAGGGTTTTGCGACAGCCATAAGCTGTACACTTCATCCGGGCTAATATCATGTTCGTATTTGCCGTGCGCCTCTTTAATCAAATCATAAATATCTGCGAAATCATCGCTGAATAAACTTCGTCGTAAGTTAGCCTGATTCTCTAAGTAAGTGGCGTTATTCAATAGTGTTTTTATTAGTTGTTGCTCCATAGGTCTGCGTCCTCAGTGATTTTAATTGTGCCACCTAGAATAACACCTAGCAGAAATAAAAAAACCCCCAATCTTTCGACTGAGGGTTTTTTCTTAATTTGTTATGTGTTGTCAGTTAGTTCTGACGGAACTTCATCTTGCTTATGTCAGGGCTTTGGTCGCCCCGGCGTTCCTTCATATCTACCTGATGGAAGACTACACGCTTGTTACCTTTAACAATCGCAGCGATTGCTTCTTCTAAACGTGCTTGTTCCTCTGCGGCTTCCCTAAAACCGCCGTCGATGTCATAATCGATGACTACGATTCCTCGTGCTTTTATGGCCCCATTCCTTCTTTTGAGGACGATTTATCGCCCGTTTGTTTAACGTCGGTATCTCGACGGATATATAATGTTACGCAGCAATGTCATCGCCGCAGATATATTCTATATATCGTAAGACGGGGGGGCAGAAGGGGGGTGTACACATTTTGTTGATAAAGCAAGTTCATTAGGCACACCAAATTTATCACACAGCGCATTGCTAGAGACTAAGCTTCTCGCCTCACGGGATTTAACAGACATCAAGTATGACCAAGTGTATACACCCCTTAGTCTATTACTTTTTGTATTTCCTGTGGCGACAAGCATTTTAGATCCACTTTTGTTAGGCGTAGGTGTGTTACTGCGCCATGCTTCTTACATAAGTAGACTGCTTTACTACTCGCATCATTGTCAAGAACTAATGTTGTTTTATTGTAATTAACTAATTGTGCCTTAATTCCCGTAGTTAAGTTCGTACCTAGAAGGGCGAAGCCTACAACACCCTCAAGCCTACTGACAGCGCATGCAGAAGCAACATCCTCAACTAAAACAGCGTGTTGTCCTGAACCTACAGTTATGCCTTGTGTGGTATCACCATACTTCCACCACTTGGGTAGACGCCCGTCTAAGGCTCTCCCAACAGCACCTGTGCCATCATTTGTATAAAACAGAACCCGGTTTTCTGTTGGTAGGTATCTAATCTTTATCAGACCTGATTCGTATGCTTCCATAGAATTTACGTCTTCTAAGTATTTAACAGCGGGTGCATGCTTACGCACAGATACGGTCATAGCGGGTAACTGGTTAAGCTTCTTCACTGACCGCCGGGTAGGTGTGCCGCTGACATAGTTCTTCAGTGCGGTTATATCACGCCTGCCTCTTAGGCTACCCTTAGCGTTGCAAGAGGCTCTAAAACAGTTCCACACCAGAACACCATCGAAGCGGTCTAAGGTGAACTTGTTCCTGCCCCCACAAAAGGGACAGGTAAGTGTTTTATGTTCACCATCGGCCAGCTTGATCTTCTGCACCACGCTGACCTGTTCTTTGTAACTAAACATTGTGCTTGATCCTGAAGATCTCTCCGCAGTCTTCGCAGTGATGATGAAACAGGTAGGAACCCATCTCCTCGCTTTCATCATCTAATTCTTTTAGTCCTGTTAAGAACTTTGGGTCTGTCAGGTACACTACCAGAAGTGTTGGGTCTCCAACCTGTATTAAACTGCAGCATGTTTCACAGGCATACGGTCTGGTTGATGCGTACTCTTCTACACCTTCTAGTGATCTTATTTTTACCTTGCTCATAGGTTATCCTCATTACCTTTACATGGGACTAACCCTTGGGCGGGTTAGCCGCAGGCTACACCTAATTGTGAACAAGTCAACCACTTTGTTATGCCAGTTAGTTATGTGGTTAGTAACTTTGTACCCCATACAACCTATTGTTTTACATAGGTTCTAGCCATAACCTGAAGGTCGTAGGTTCAAATCCTACTCCCGCAACCAAGTGTCTGAACTCATTAGGCGAATCCTGATGGTTCTATTCTATTCCACATCATTCTATTTTTTTCAATGTAGAATCATCTTTTTTTGCATCAGAAGAGCTTTTGATCACCTGTTCGTATTTAAAAAAGAGTTGCTCGAACTTCCACTGATACAGTTGCTGCATACCCATCAGGGTGTTCATCATTTCATCGTGCGTAGGCTCACGCTCACCATCACCGATCTGTTTGAACACCACCTGAAGGTCATCACACACATGCCAGCAATCCAATATCATTGGCTCTAGATCATATAGTTTAGGCATCATCATTCTCCGTAAGTGCGTCCCACGATACGGGGAATAGCTCAATCATTTTACGATCAATCTGGTTGGCTACCTGCCGTGTCTCTTCTTGCGTGTCAGGCTTGCAACGTAGGTTGCACATATCGGCGAAAGCATCCAAGCTACCTGACCAGTACCACTCAGTCATCATATTCTGAGGTAGAACCATTCGAGCTTGCTCCGGGCATACTCCCGCCTTTAGCAATCCACTGTACATATCATGTACATGATGGGTCTGGTAGTGATCCAACTGCCGCCAGATCTTTGTCCGTGACCTTTTTCCTGTAGTTTCGCATGTGTAATGAATATGCTCGATTTCCTCTTTAGAAGATCCCTGCTTTTTATCAACACTGCGCCCACGCCATATGGTAGGCATATAGAACTCAGGTTCCTCATCGACATACCTACGGCTGATCTCATTCCACCGCAGAAACTTATGCTTCACTAGCTGTCGGGCTACAAAGATGGGAGCCTTGATGTGGAAGCTGGCGAAGCAGTGACCAAAGGGGCTGATGTGCTTGTGCTTGGCTAGGTATCGGATCAGCTTATCGTCCTTTGTCTTGAGTTTAGGTGGACCCCACGGATCGTCTTCCATCTCACTGGTCTTACCAAAGCTAACCCGTGCAGCGTTAGCTACCGTCAGGTCATTACCCATGTGGTCAATGTATGTTGCTTTAATCATTTTCCATTTGCTTTCCTCAATTCATCACGGACTGCTACGATTAGATCGATCAGTCTCTCTGTGGTTTGCTGCGCAGGCTTGCCTGTGAGCCGCTGTAGTTCTCTTTCAAAGGCCTTTCGGGCCTCATTCACATCTGTATTCATCCAAACCTCAGATTTTGGGCCGAAGAGGCCAGTTTCTTTGTCTTTTTGACGTAAATATTAAGCATTTGACGGGATTTATGGCCTGTAACCGCTGCAATCTGGTCTTCAGTCGCACCGTTCTCAGCCAAGTCAGTTGCACCTGAGTGTCGCAGAAACTTAATCTTCAGGCGGTCAGGCAGCATGCAATGTTTGCGGATCTTCTGCGCAATCTCATTGTACTTCCACCTGTCATACGGTTTGCCTGTCTTCTCGTAGTTCACGATAGTTTCGTCTGCACCGGCTTGGTTGTGGCGAGGAACTATACGGGAGATGATACGAGGGCTTGCATCTACAATGATTGGGGTCTTGGTCTTTTCCTGCACGAAGGTGAAGGTCTCGCCATCAAAGTTGTCCCATCGTAGCTGACGCATGTCTCCGGGGCGCTGGCAGAGGTCGTAGCAGAGCAAAGCCAGTGTACCGATAGACCAGTAACCTAGCTCGTCAGAGGCCTCTACAAAGCGTTTTACCTGCCGTTCTGTCCACACAACGTCACAGATAGGGTCAGTGTCTAGTTGGATGATCTTAAACGGGTTACCACGCAGCTTATCGTTCTGTTCACACACATTCCAAACACGCTTTAGAAACTTAATGGTATGCCTAGCCCGGTGTGGCGATACTTCGTCCATCAAATAAGCGTAAAGCTTCTGCACATGGTCTTTGCGCACGTTTTGGGCCAACATATCGATGAATAGAGTGCTTCCAGACCCTAATTTGATCACAGAAAGCCCTTTTATTAGCTGATTGTAGGTGCGTTTACTGTTGTCAGCTAAACGAGACCAAGCCTGTGTCTGCTTATAGTAGCCCAGCATGCCCAATACGGTGTTGCTGTTGACATAAACTATGTCATCTTTATCGGCTAAGTAACGCTGGTGCAGAGAATCTATCTCCATGCACCTATGAACGGCATCAATACGGGCATCAAACTGTTCAAAGCCCACCTGTAGACGTTCTTTAATGTATTCCGGCGGGTTAAACGCCCACTTTTCACTGCCATCACGCAGTTTAATCTGTTTCAGAAACTTAATCTTGTTAGCCATAGTCATGGTCCTCCTAACTCATAACTTAACTAAGTGGCATAATAGATGTCAATAATGAATATTAGCTATTGCATTTAAAGAGTGTCTCAGTGATACTGACCTTAGAAACACTCTCCCAGTTGTTTCTACAATGTCCTCCCAGACTTGCCCCTCGCCCTTCTCCAGACGGCGGGGGGTTTTTCATTAAAAAAGGCTCCCGAAGGAACCTTTCTTTGTTAAAACTACTCAGGCGTCAGATCATTATATACCTGACATATATATACAATTATCTTACATGGGCCACCGTAGGCCAGTCATCGATACGATCACCGGTAGGCACAGAGACAGCTTTGTCATTCAATAATATAACTGATTGTGCAGTTTCTGTTTTAATTAAGGCATTTGAGGCATCTAGCAAAGCTTCTCCAAGCTCTTGCGCCTCTGCGGCGGTTAGAATCATTTTAGTACTCCATTTTTAGAATGTTTCCATTCTGTTCCAAAACTACTCAGGCGTCAAATCATATTACACCTCATTTATATGCACACATGTATATACACCCATGTGCATTAGTAAATATATAAAATGGGGCAGAGTTTTTTCCAAAAAAGAAAATAATTAACGGTTTGCGAATCGTTTTTGTTGTCGGTTTAATAAGGGCAGGCCCCGACCAAAAACTAAATAGGGCCGCCAATTGAAACCGAAAAAGGAAACCGACCAAATGAAACTATTGAACACAGCCGCCGGCAATACAAAGATTCTCAAATCGCAAACCGGCACAGAATACCGCATTGCCTCTTTGTCATTAATGCCGGATTTTAAAATCTGCCCAAATAGCACAAATGCAGATTGTTTCACTTTGTGCCTCAAATCATCGGGCCGGGGGCAAATGAATAGCGTTGCAAAAGGCAGGCAGAACAAGACCGATTTTTGGCATGCCGACCGCCCCGCTTTTCTTGCGCAATTGAAAAAGGAAATTGCAGCATTTGAGAAGCTTTGCGCAAAGCAAGGAAAGCTTGCCGCATTCCGACTAAATACAATATCGGAC